GTTCGCACAGGAATGCCGCGAGGCACTTGAAAAACAATTTAGTCGCGACCCACAATGGCGGATAAGGATGTCCGGCTTGGGGCGGCCACTGTGTCAGCAGGTACACGGCAGGGACGGCAAAGAAGAAGAGATGACGTACAACGCTATCATGAGATTTTTGATTGGTGATCTCGTGGAGTGTGTAGTGATGGCAATCTTGAAAGGAGCCGGGATTAAAATCACAGAGGCACAGGGAGCCTGCCAGCTCGACGTTGGTGGTGAAATGGTACAGGGCACCCTTGATTTAATTATCGACGATCCTGTGGACGGAGAGAAGGTCTGGGACGTAAAGTCAGCTAGTCCCTACTCCTACTCACAAAAGTTCTCGAAAGGATATGACAACATTAAGAATGATGATCCGTTTGGCTATGTAATGCAGGGGCATCTGTATGCAGAGTCAAAGGGAATGGATTTCGGTGGGTGGATAAATCATCCGGTGAGTTACAGTTTGTGCAAGCACCTGACGACCAGACGGATGACAGAGCAGAGTACATAGCGAAGGCAGGGGAGGTAGTTGAAGCTCTTATGTCTAACTTCAGACATAAAAAACCTCCGATGGAGCCGGAAGATGAGTACTTCACGCTCAAGGGCGAGAAGATATACACCGGAAACAAACTATTAAACAAAAACTGTACGTTCTGTGGTTACCGCAAACACTGCTGGCCTAAAGCAGAACAGCACAGTAAGGTGACTTCAAAGGCTAAGAACAAACCTCTTGCTTGGTACCATACACTAAAGGTGAAGGAACTATGAAGCCGCAGGAACTTAAAAAAATTGTAGAGTTACAAGGGCGTATTATAAAGTTACGTGAGAAAATTAAGATAGATGTGGGCAAACACAATGAAATGGTCATTGACCAGCTCCGTCCTTTAATGGAGGACGTGTTACACAACACGATATACCAGCATGAAACCACGCTGTATAAACGTGGACGTGTGTTTTCCCAGCTTGAGTGCGGAGAGCACGGTCTTGGCGTTAAGGCAGAAGGGTTGGCGACACTACGTAAACTGGAGGTAAAAGATGCCCCTTCTGATGACAAAAAAGGTGGATCGTCAGCTTCTTTATCTGAATGAGGGAGCGTACGCAGTCTACATCGAAGCCGCTGACAAACGGGGCGGTGATCCGTGGGTGAGGTGGGCACGTAACTTTGACCGATGCTTGCCGCTGACTATGTGGCAACACTTCGGTCAACCTTTAGGGTACGAAACATGGGAGCGGGACGGTAAAAAAGCTACGGATGAATTGATACGTATCGCAAATACTGTACGGCAGGGCCGTGTCGTAGTTTTTCCCGGCGATGAATATACCCACGCACTTCAGCAAATCGGGACTACAACTCCTAAATTACAGGAAAGAATTTCTCAATCAATACAGGAACTTATGAACCTATGAGTAAACCACAGAGACATAAGTTCCGTTCTGACTATGAGCTAAGTGTTGCAAAGTATCTTGCGGAGCAGGGAGTAAAGTATGAGTACGAGGCTCATAAGCTTGTGTATTACCCCAAGCCGAAGGTTTACGTACCGGACTTTTATCTACCTGACTCCGACATTTACATCGAAGCCAAAGGTTTCTTCAGCCCTTCAGATAGGCAAAAGATGTTGCTTGTGATTAAGGATAATCCACTGCTTGACATTCGGATGCTTTTCTTGAGAGCATCGAACAAGCTTAACCGTTCTAGTAAAACTACTTACGGTAAATGGTGTGATCGGCACAGTATCCTCTGGGCTGATGGACAGATACCACTAGAGTGGTTGGAGAAAAAAGATGACTGACTTAATACTAGACGAAGAAAAATTAATAGCCTTAGAACAAGCAGGAATGCTCAAAGGCCGATACTACATTGTACTGGAGCCTGTAGAAGATGAAGATGAGGACGAAGATAGCTTTGCTATCCGTGCGTATGCAACTAAAGAGTTTAGAGGTGAAAATGAAGATGGCGGTTTTGTGGACCCAACTTATGTCATTCTTCAAGGGCTATTGGGTGCAGTACACGAGCACTTTGACGATGTATATGAAATGGGATTGGAAAGGGTTACGCTGGAAGCGTTGGGTGAAGTCGTCCCAGAAGAAGAGCTAAAGGAAGAGCACAAGAAAAGAATTAAAGGAATGGAAGGTAACGTCATCAAAGCAAACTTTGGAATCTTACAATGAGTGACCCCATTAATCCTGAGCATTACAAGACAGAGACACTTGAGGCTATTGAAGTAATGCGAGCTTTTTGCTCAGACGAAGAGTTTACTGGACATTTACGTTGCACAGCGATAAAATATTTATTGCGGTTGCACAAAAAAGATACCCCTGCAATTAACGCAAGTAAATGCAAGTGGTATGTGGAGAGACTAATAAAGGAACTGCAATAATATGGAAGCGATGTATTGCAACAAGATTGCTATCGATTACTCACGGGATGAGAACTTCACGGCACAAGCCCTGAAGCTGTTAACGGATTACTACATGTTGTCGGACGAATCTAGTCCGCAAGAATCGTTTGCCCGTGCCGCGTTGGCATACAGTGGAGGTGATAATGCTCTGGCTCAACGTATCTATGACTATGCTAGCAACCGTTGGTTTATGTTTGCTTCTCCAGTTTTATCTAACGCACCCAGAGACGGCGAACCAGTCAAAGGTTTACCCATATCTTGTTTTCTCACTTATGTTGGTGATAATCTGGATTCCCTTATTTCTCACAACTCTGAAACTGCTTGGCTATCTGTCAAAGGAGGTGGAGTCGGTGGTCACTGGTCTGATGTACGCGGTGTAAGTGACAAGGCCCCCGGACCCATTCCTTTCATGAAGGTTGTCGATTCAGGTATGACCGCATGGAAGCAAGGGCGTACCCGCAAGGGATCATACGCCGCCTACCTCGACGTGTCTCACCCAGACATCGTCGAGTTTATCAACTTTAAAGTACCCACAGGCGACACGAACAGGAAATGTTTCAACCTGTTTAACGCTGTAAACATAACCGACGAATTTATGGAGGCGGTAGAAAATGGAACAGAATGGCAGTTACGAGACCCTCATGACGGAGATGTCAGAGATTCAATCCCAGCTCGAACTTTGTGGCAAAGAATACTTGAAGCTCGCTTCAGAACTGGCTCACCTTACTTACACTTCATCGACGAATCCAACAGACAGTTACCAGATTCTCAGAAAGCACTTGGACTCACAATTAACGGGTCTAACTTATGCTCTGAAATCACTCTCCCTACATCTGAAGAACGCACGGCAGTTTGTTGCCTCAGCTCCGTCAATCTCGAAAAATACGACGAGTGGAGAGACACCGGAATGGTTGGAGACTTGGTACGATTCTTGGACAACGTCCTTGAATTCTTTATCAAAAATGCACCAAGAGAACTTTCAAAAGCTGTTTACTCAGCTAGACGTGAAAGGTCCATCGGCTTAGGAGCAATGGGTTGGCATGGGTATTTGCAGAAGAATAATCTTCCGTGGGAAAGCATTAGCGCAAAGTTTGCGAACCAAAGAATATTTGCCGACATACATGCACAGGCTCACGAGGAAAGTGTACGTCTTGGTAAAGAGAGGGAAGAGGCACCTGACATGGCTGGTACGGGACGTCGGAACGCTCACCTTCTCGCTATCGCTCCAAACGCTAACTCTTCTATTATCTGTGGGTGTAGTGCTAGTATTGAGCCTATTAAGTCTAATGCTTACACCCATCGTACTCGTGCGGGTGCTCACCTCGTTAAAAACTCATATCTCGAGGAGGTCCTAGATGTTCTTGGACAAAACACTCAAGAAACATGGAAAAGTATCGTTAACGCTCAAGGCTCAGTTCAGCACTTGGAGTTCCTCTCAGACGAGCAGAGGGATGTATTTAAAACGGCATATGAGATCGATCAAGGCGCGGTGGTTGAACACGCGGGTGATAGACAACCCTACGTTTGCCAAGCCCAATCCGTTAATCTCTTTTTCCCAGCGGGTTCGCCAGCATCTTATGTTAATTCGGTACACCTTCGGGCGTGGAAGTCTAGGCTCAAGTCTCTGTACTACCTCCGCACAGATGCGGGAGTCGAGGCAGATAAAGTTGGAGTCGCAGTTGAAAGAGTCGCTCTACAAGATGCGGAAGAGTGCCTGAGTTGTCACGGCTAGAACCCGACAACAAATGCAACATATGTCATTGTGATTTTGACATAGAGACAGAGGGAGGTATACAGGGATATCTCGGTATTCTTCCCTTCAGTCTCTGCCCGATGTGCTTTAGCGGCTTGATGGATATGTACGACCAACTAAACGGAGACTTAGATGAGTACGAAAGCGGACAAGAGATGGAGGACGATGATGAGGACTCACACGGGTAAGGGTGATGCTCGACGTCCACAAGACAGAAAAAAATACGGAGAAAACTGGGATAGGATATTTGGTAATGAGAAAGCTACGGAAGAAAATGTTAAAGACTTACCACCGGATCTTGAAAGCTTCGGTCAAGAGAAAATTTGAAAAGGCTGATGATCTTAATTGGAAGCTATTACAACTCGAAATTAAGTTGAAACAGCTTGACGATGAGGACAGTGACTCGTAACATAGGAAATGGGATGTAAGTTTCTCCCCAACGACGGATTGATCCCCGTCACTTTGTGGCCCCGAACGGGGCCTTTTTTTCCAACAAATAAAACAAGGACTTACGATGTCTTTATTAGAAGAATCAAAGGTTTACAAGCCATTCAAGTATCCGTGGGCTGTAGAGTACGCAGTTTCTCATGAGAAGGTTCACTGGGGAGAATGGGAGGCAAAACTGCAAGAGGATGTAGCTCAGTGGCAGGGCGGTAAGCTATCAGCACAAGAGAAACACCACATCACTCAAATCCTCAAGCTGTTCACGCAGTCGGATGTGCAGGTTGGTACGAACTATCTCGAGTACTACATCCCAAAGCTCAAGAACAATGAGATCCGCGCTATGCTTACGTCGTTTGCAAACCGTGAGTTTGTCCACCAGCGTTCTTACGCTCTGCTCAACGACACTCTCGGGTTGCCTGAGTCTGAGTTTTCTGCGTTTCGTGAATATAAAGCGATGGCAGATAAGGTAGAATTTATGGGTGAGATTGATATGCACTCTCACGCAGGGATCGCAAAATCTATCGCACGTTCCGTGATGAATGAAGGGATGAGTCTCTTCAGTGCGTTCGCTATGCTACTCAACTACCAGCGGTTTGGTAAGATGCGTGGTATGTGCGAGATTGTAGAATGGAGCATACGAGATGAGAGTATGCACTGTGAAGGTATGGTTAAATTATTTAGGGAGTTTTGTGATGAGCATCCAAGAATTGTTACAGACGATTTTAAGAAAGATATCTACGACATGTTCCGAGTTGGTGTCCTACTCGAAGACAAAGTTATCGACAATGCGTACGAAATGGGTCACGTTGAAGGAGTCACTGCGGAAGAGATTAAGCGGTACATCCGATACTTAGCAGACCGTCGTCTAATCATGTTGGGGCTTAAGGGTAACTGGAAGGTTAAAGAAAATCCCTTAGAGTGGCTCGACTGGATCATTAATGGTGCGTCCCACAAAAACTTTTTTGAAGGCACTGTAACGGACTACAACGCCGACGGTATGGAAGGAGACTGGGGGTGGTCTACCAAGCCTGAGAAAGTCGAGGAGGCGGCATGAGAGACGCTGACGTACAACGTATGTTAGACAGACTCAAGCTACACTCAGATGCGTGTGAGCTTAACCCCACTTTGGGACCTAAAGAACTTCTTGAGGATGCTCATAAGATGATATACGATCTACGGAACAAACTAAGATTTAGGAAACCGTATGATCGAGATCACGCCAACTGAAAAGCAAGTTAAAGAAGCCCGCCTAACCGCTAATACAACTATCGGGTTACAGGGGTCC